CGCTGACACCGATGCAAAAGTGACCCCTGGACTTTTGATATTGGTGGAGAGGGGGGAAGCCAATAGCGACAGCGCCTGGCAGCTAGTCAGCGACGGGCCGATTACATTGGGTGTCAGTGCCCAGCAGTACGAAATGGCATTCGGGCGCAGCGGAATTTCGGCGGGCACTTATCGCAGTGTGACGGTCGATAAGTATGGTCGTGTGTTTGCTGCTACTAATCCAAGCACGGTAGCAGATTACGGCCTCACAGATGTTCTGACGACCTCTCAAGTTAACAGCGCGCTTAGTCTCAAGGCTAATCTGGCCAGTCCAGTGTTTACGGGGCTTCCCCGCGCTCCAACCGCTGCTCGGGATGACAATAGTACTCAATTGGCTACAACGGAGTTCGTCAGGCAGCTGGGTTTTAACTTGCCAGGCCCTGTAGTCGGATTATCTAACGGGCAAACCTTGAGTCAGGCGCATGCTGGCAAGTATTGCACGATAGCCGGAGTAGGGAGTTGGGAAGGAACCTTAAATCTTCCCGATTCGGGAGTAACAAGCGGGTCGATTTTCATTGTGTCGGTAGGCTCCGGTAATGGAACGCTAACGATAAATGCGCCTCGCTCTGGCAAAGGGTATGTTGCCGTTGGTTCAACGTCTTATGCGGCGGTGACCGTTACGCATCTCGACCCGCCATTGATTTTGGCGTGTCTTTCCGACGGTATTTACGGGGTCGTTGCGGGCGGAGCAACAAGTGCTACCAGCGCAAACTTTCCTTTTCGCGGTCGAGCGCTCTATGCCAAGGCAGGTACTTACCAATGGAAAGTACCTGCCAATGTAACTCGAGTGCTTGTCGATATACGCGGGGGGGGAGGCAGCGGTGCGTTCGGGCCTGTTGAGACTGGCGCGGGTGGCGGCGGTGGCGGAGGAATCTGCAGCCGCATCTGCGCTGTTACCCCTGGAGAAAGCATCACTGTAACGGTGGCTGCAGGCGGCAAAGCCGTAAATGTCGTAAATACGGCTGGCTCATGGGGAGGTACATCGTCGTTCGGTTCGTTCTGTTCCGCAACCGGGGGAGAGGGGGGAACGCTATTTAACGGTGCAGGCGGCGGCATGGGTGTTGGTGGCGACTTCAATGCCTCCTTGGGGGCTGGCTCCCCGCCGGTACGCAACACGAACAACTCTGGTGCGTGGGGCGGGCCTGGCGGCGGTGGGGAGTCGATTTACGCCGCCTCTGACGTTTCCACACCGACACAGCCGGGCATGGGCGGCGGCGGTCGTACGGTTATCGCTTCGCAGCCGGGCGCCGATGGCTGTGTCTTCATTACTTACTGAAGAGAATTGATAATGTGGGCACGAATTGCAAACGGTCGGGTAATGGAAGTTACCGATATATCCGCTCGACCGCTATCATTCCGAGCTTGTCTGGGAAAAATGCTCGATTGAGACAAGACCCGGTTGGGAAGTTGTCGAGGGCGGATATGCTCCTCCCTCGGGCACGACTGAAGGTCAGTTGATTCAAGCTATGCGCATGTGGCGCGACTATCAACTGCAAACTAGCGAGTGGCTAGTGATGCGTCATCGTGACGAGCTGGCAATGAGTATCAACAGCTCGCTGTCATCGGCGCAATACAGTGAACTACTCGTCTATCGACAGAGCCTCCGTGATTGGCCAACTTCTTCAATGTTTCCTGATTCCTCATCGAGACCAGAGCCACCGGTTTGGCTAGTTCAACAAGCTCAGTAAAGCCCCGTCTCCCCGGGGCTTTTTTCTATCTGCAAGTTTTCTACCCGGCCCTGCACCCGCAGGGCCTTTTCGTACCTGAACCTGGAGTAAACCTACATGAGTGGATTCTTCCACGGCGTCACCGTGACCAACGTCGACACCGGCGCCCGCAGCATCGCGCTGCCTTCTGCCTCGATCATCGGCCTGGTCGACACCTTCACCGAAGGCGCTGGCGTCACAGCCAAGGCCAACGACCTCGTGCTGATCACCAGCGAGCGTGAAGCTGTCGCCGCCTTCGGCGAAAATGCCGCCATCACCAAGGCCTGCCGCGCCATCTACACCCGCGCCAAGGCGGTCATTGTCGCCTGTGGCGTGGCCAAGCTGGACGATGCCGCGGAGCAGACCGCAGCGATCATCGGCAGTGTGCAGGCCGATGGCAAACGCACTGGCCTGCAGGCGCTGCTCGACGGCAAGAGCCGTTTCAACGCCCAGCCGCGTCTGCTGGCCGCACCTCGTCACAGCGCCACCCAGGCAGTCGGCACCGCCCTGGTAGCCCTGGCCGACAAGCTGCGTGGCATCGCCATCATCGACGGCCCCAACACCACCGACGAGGCAGCCCTGGACTACGCCAAGAACTTCGGCGCCAAGCGCGCCTTCCTGGTCGACCCGGGTGTGCAGTACTGGGACAACGGCGAAGAGGCGACTGTCGACGCGCCAGGCTCGGCGTGGGTGGCCGGCCTGTTCGCCTGGACCGACAGCGAATACGGCTTCTGGGCCTCGCCGTCGAACAAGGAGTTCGTCGGCATTACCGGCACTGTCCGCCCGGTGGAGTTCCTCGATGGCGACGACAGCTGCCGCGCCAACCTGCTGAACAACGCCAACATCGCCACCATCATCCGCGACGACGGCTTCCGCCTGTGGGGCAACCGCACCCTGTCCAGCGACCCGAAGTGGGCCTTTGTCACCCGTGTGCGGACCATGGATATCGTCATGGACGCGATCCTCTACGGCCACAAGTGGGCCGTCGACCGCGCCATCACTGCCACCTACGTCAAGGACGTCACCGAGGGCCTGCAGGCCTTCATGCGCGACCTGAAGAACCAGGGCGCGATCATCAACTTCGAGGTCTTCGCCGACCCGGAGCTGAACACGGCCAGCCAGCTCGAGCAGGGCAAGGTGTACTGGAACATCCGCTTCACCGACGTGCCGCCTGCCGAAAACCCCAATTTCCGCGTTGAAGTCACTAACCAGTGGCTGACCGAAGTCCTCGATTCCGCTGCTTAAGGAGCGCACTTACATGGCAATGATTCCCGAAACCCTGGCCAACCTGAACCTGTTCGTCGATGGTGTCAGCTTCCAGGGCGATGTACCCAGCCTGACCCTGCCCAAACTCACCCTGAAGATGGAAGAACACCGCCCCGGTGGCATGGACATGCCGGTCGAGATGGACCTGGGCATGGAGAAGCAGGAAGCGGCCTTCACCACCACCGGCGTGCGCCGTGAAGCGCTGAAATTTTTCGGCCTGGCCGATGGCAGCGGCTTCAACGGCACCTTCCGCGGTGCCTTCAAGGGCCTCAAGGGCAACATCACTCCGGTGGTGGTGACCCTGCGTGGCACCCTCAAGGAAATCGACATGGGCGACTGGAAGTCCGGCGACAAGGCCGAGATCAAGCACAGCGTCGGCCTGAGCTACTACAAGCTGGAAGTCGATGGCCGCCTGCTCTACGAGATCGACGCGCTGGGCATGAAGCGCGTGATCGACGGCGTTGATCAGCTGGCCGCCCAGCGCGCCGCGCTCGGCTTGTAAGGGGGCGACCATGGCTCAAGTGAAAAAGCAGCCACAGTGGCTGACCCTGAGTGCCGACCGCGTCAGCGTACGCCTGTCGCGCCCCAGCGAAGCCAATGGCGTGCAGGTCGACAGCCTGTCGCTGCGCGCACCGACCGTGCGCGATATCCGCAATGCCCAGGCCGGTGGCGGCGTCGATGACGAGCAGCGCGAGCTGAACCTGTTCGCGTCGCTGGCCGAAGTCGGCATCAAGGACCTCGAAGGCCTTGCCCTGAAGGACTATAGCCGTTTGCAGAGCGGCTATTTTCGCCTGGTGCAGGACGACGAACTTTGACCCGGCCCGGCAGAAGGCCGCCGCCAGGCGGCTGGCCAAGGAGCTGAACTTTTCCGCGAGCGAAATCATGACCATGTCGTATGGCGACATGGTCTGGTGGCTCGCGCCGTGACAAGGAGGAACCTATGGCGAACACACAGGTGTTCACCCTCGGGCTCGGCGTCACCGTCATCAACCCCTTGGGCCAGGCCATCGACCTGCTGCGCCGGGATGTCGAACGCCTGCGCAGGCAGGCCGACGGCACCCGGCTGGGCCGGCTCATCGGCGAGGTGATCCGCCTGGGGTTGGAGCTCGGCAAGGTACGTCAGGTCGAACGTCAGCTGGCGTTGGACCAGGAACAGCAACATGAAGACCAGATCGCCCGGCTGGGCGATGAGACCGAGGCCGTCGAGCGTTTACGTCAGCATTACCTGATGCTGGACCGGGTGATTGCCGGATTGGCCCGGTTGAAGCCGTTCAAGGCAAGCTTGATCCTCAGTATTTTTCGCGCGTCGATTTCTGTGGCGCGAGAGGAAAAGGGTGACGCAACGGACCCGCAGTCAGATGCTGCGACGCCGGGCAAAGCTGCCCCAGCTGATCCCAAGGTGTCTCTGGTCAAAGGCGCTGCAGTAGCCGCCGGGCTGGGATTGACGGCGCTGGCCGGCCGTCGTGGTGCTCACGAAGTCATTCGGCGCCAACCTCGCAATACCCAGCGAAGGATCGCCCGGGTCGCCCGCAAGGAATGGCAGGCACACCGCGTCGATGCCATCGGCAAGGTCGGCAAGGCGCTGGTTGAAGGCGAGAGTGATGAGGAAAAGGCGCAGGGCGCTGGTGCTGCGCTAGGCGAAGTCGGCGGTCGTGTGCTGGGTGCCGTGCTGGCCAGGCTGACCAAGAGCCGGCAGGCCAGAAAACATGGCGCCGAAGCCGGTGCCTATCTGGGCGACGCTTTCGGCAAGTGGGTGGGTGGCAAGCTGTATGGCTGGGTAACCCAGGCTACTGTTGCCCAACCGGACACGGGTGCGGCACCGGCCAGTCCTGACCCGCAAGCGGCAAGCGCATTGCCTGCTGAGCAAGACCAGGAACCACCGCAACTGGCTGTGGCCAGAGGCGCGGTGGTCGCCGCAGGGCTCGGGTTCACAGCGCTGGCTAGTCGTCGCGGCGCTCGAGCAGTCATGCGTCGTCAGCCCCGTAACACTCAGCGAAGGATTGCCAGGGTCGCCGGCAAGGAGTGGCAGGAACACCGTGTCGATGCCATCGGCAAGGCCGGCAAGGCGCTGGTCGAAGGTGAGAGTGGTGAGGAGCAGGCGCAGGGTGTTGGTGCTGCGGTCGGCGAAGTCGGCGGTCGTGTGCTGGGTGCCGTACTGGCCAGGCTGACCAAAAGTCGACTGGCCAGAAAACATGGCGCCGAAGCCGGCGCCTATCTGGGCGACGCTTTCGGCTCGCTGGTCGGTGGCAAGCTGTATGGCTGGGTGAACCAGGATGCCAAGGCTGAGCCGGATGCCGAAGTTACGCCTGACCCGGCTGCCGCGCGAACAGCAAGCGCTATTCAAGGCTCGCAAGTTCAGGCGCAGCCGCAGGCTCAAGAAGCCGCAACGCCACAACTCACCGGGCAGGATGATGAGGCAGGAATGCCTGTAGGCCTTAGCTTGCCCTCGTTGCTGAAGAAAGGTGCAGGCATTCGGTTGCCCGGCTTTGGCAGGCTGTTCAAGAAAGTACCCGGTGCCGCGCTGGTGGATGCGTCGCTGCAGATGGTGGAAACCTACAACAGCGACGGCACGCCTGCTCAGAAGATGGGCGCGTACGGCAGTGCTGCCGGAGGCTTGGGTGGAACGCTCGCAGGGGCGGCAGCGGGTGCTGCGATTGGCTCGGTGGTGCCGGTCATCGGCACCGCGATCGGTGGGCTGATCGGTGGTGTGCTGGGCGGCATGGGCGGTGAGTCCGCAGGTGGCTGGCTGGGCCGCACGGTGGCGTCCATCACCGGCAACGCTGCGCCTGGTTCGAGCAATGACGCTGCAGGTCAACTCAAGACAGCCAGGGAGCGCGCTGACGTATCCGCTCCGCCGATCGGCACGTCGGGGCAAACCGCGCAGCCTGTTGCCCCTCCCACCATCAACCAGCAATTCACCTTCACCGCCAACATGCCGGTGACCTTCAACAACAGCCTCGACGACCCGACCACCCTGCAACAACTGGAAGCCATCGCCCGGCGCATGCTCGAAGACCTGATGCGCCAGGCGCGTTCGGTGCAGATGGCCGATCAACCCCAACCCTGAGGAGGACCCATGACCTACCTGGAACAGTTGCAAGGCGGCTTGCATGCACTGGTCAAGGCGGGCGAGGAGGGGCGTCGGCGTGCCGACGCCATGCTCGACCCGATGCAGCAGGCGGTCGGCCACGCCAAGGAGGCGGCCGCGGAACTCGAAGCCCTGCCATGGATCGGCAAGGAAATCGGCAAGCGCCTGCAACGCACGATGCGCGCCATCGACTCGGCCAAGCAGCGCGTCGAAAAGGTCATCGCCAAGTACGACCAGACCTTGGCGGTGGTGCGCAAGGTGCGTGACCAGGTCGATGCCTTTGCCGAGCACCTGGGCAAGGCCGGGGCGGCCATTCGCCGAGTGGTCGGCGATGTGAAGGCGGTGGCCAAGGGTGTGCTGTCGACCTTTGGCTTCGCGCCCGAGGCCACGCCGGCGGCCGAGGCGATCAAGCCGTTCCCGCACCTGCTGGTGCTGCAACCCTTGAAGGCCAACGCCGCGCCTTACTACTTCAACCTCGACACCGCCGCTTTCGACCAGCTGCGCCGGCAAACGCGTTTTCGCTGGGCGGGGCAGGAGCGCCTGAGCCGGGAAAACGCCCAGCAGGCGGTCAGCCTGGGTGAAGAAACCATCAGCATCCACGGCGCGATATTCCCCGGTTTCAAAGGTGGCCTCGGCCAGTTGCAGGCCCTGCGCGGCATTGGCCGCCAGTTGCTGCCGCTGTCGCTGACCACCGGTTACGGCGAAGTGCTCGGTACCTGGTGCCTGACCAGCATCGAGGAAGACCAGGGCGTCTTGCTGGCCGGCGGCATTCCCCGCAAACAAGGCTTCTCACTGGAGTTCGTCAGCTATGGACAAGACCTGCAAAACGTCTGAGGGCGATGTGCTCGATACCCTCTGCCACCACTATTACGGGCACCTCGAAGGTAGTGTCGAAGCGGTGCTGCAAGCCAATCAGGGGCTGGCCGACGAGGCCCAGCCGTTTCGCAGCGGGGGGATGATTCGTTTGCCGATGTTGGCGCTGGCGCAGGCCAACGTCGTGCAGCTGTGGGATTGATGCCATGCAACCGCAATTTCGCATCCAGGCCGACGGCAAGGACATCACTGCGCTGATCAACGACCGCCTGTTGTTGCTGCGCACCACCGACAAGCCGGGCATGGAGTCGGACGACTTCGAACTGCGCATCGACGCCCGTGACGGCGCCTTGGCGCTGCCCGCGCGCGGCGCGTTGATCGAGGTGCATCTGGGGTACGCCGGCCAGCCGCTGACCCGGCTGGGGCGTTACACCGTCGATGAGGTCGAGTTGTCCGGCCCGCCTGACACCCTGGTGATCCGAGGCAAGGCCAGTGACCTGCGTGGCACGGGCCGGACCATCCGCAGCGGCAGTTGGGAGGCCGTGCCGTTGCAGCGCATCGTCGCTGAAATTGGTGCGCGCAATGGCTGGCAGGCGATCTGCCCGGTGCTCACCCTGGTGCCGCGAGTCGATCAGTACAACGAATCGGATTTCAACTTCATCACCCGTCTGGCCCTGCAGTACGACAGCACCGCCAAGCTCGCCAACGGCCAGCTGTTGGTGCTGCCGCGCCAGGGCGGGCAAAGCGCCAGTGGCAAGCCCCTGGATGTAGTCGCTATCGCCCGTAGCGATGTCAGCCAGTGGTATTTCCGCCTGGACGACAAATCCGCCCGCAAGGCCGTACGCACCCGTCACCAGGACAGTGCCAGCGGTGAGCTGGTGACGGTCGAACTGGCCAACGACGGCGCTGCGGACGGCCAGCGGCCGGTGCACACCGACCGTCACCTGTACCCCAACCGCGCCGCCGCCGAGCAG